TAATTATTAGCTATGTTAGTATCAAATGCGTTAGAAGGAAATGATGTTAAGGATGTGCAATTTTGCCAAGCCCTAAAAAGAGTAGTACCGCTACTTGTATCTATTAAAGGGAATGAGGTTAGTGATGTGCAACCACTCCATGCTACATCAAAAGCAATACCGCTACTTGTATCTATTAAAGGGAATGAGGTTAAGCTTGAGCAACTACCCCAAGTATAAGAAAAAACAGTACCGCTACTTGTGTCTATTAATGGAAATGTGGTTAGTGATGTGCAACCTATCCAAGCAAAAGCAAAATTAGTACCACTACTTGTATCAATTAAAGGAAATGATGTTAAAGATGAGCAACCTTGCCAAGCAAAACCAAAATTAGTACCGCTACTTGTGTCTATTAATGGGAATGTGGTTAGTGATGTGCAATTTTGCCAAGTATAAGAGAAATTAGTACCGCTACTGGTATCTAGTAATGGAAATGAAGTTAAGGATGTGCAATTTCTCCAAGTATGAACAAAATTAGTAACACTACTTGTGTCTATTAATGGAAATGTGGTTAGTGATGTGCAACCATTCCAAGTATATTGAAAATTCCCTCCACTACTTGTATCTAGTAATGGGAATGTGGTTAGTGATGAGCAACTTTGCCAAGCAAACCCAAAATTAGTACCGCTACTTGTGTCTATTAATGGGAATGTGGTTAGTGATGTGCAACCTTCCCATGCTACATAAAAATTAGTAACATTCTCAAAATGTCCTATATCAGTTGCATTTATAACCAAATTAGAACAACCATTAAAAGCCCTATCTTGACTTGTACTGCCTAAAGCATAAATACCAAAATTATTTATTTCTAAAAGTTTTAATTTATCCCCTCCATTATTAAAACGAATATAAGGAAATGAACCGTTAATCTTTACTTCATAAGTTCCCACTGTGGGAAATGTTATAGTATGGTTTCCCGTTAACCCCGTTATTGTCTGACCATCGCTTGTTTCAATATCGTATAAAAAAGACTGTGTTATTCCTGTTGTACTTGTTGGAATTGTAAATTGATTAGTACCAGAAGTACCTGCGTTATCTGTTTTGACCGTAAAGATAAAACGCTCATCTAAACCGATTAATTCAGTTTGCCCGCTATTGGATAGCGCATAAATAGAACCCCATCCAATACTGTTATTTGATGAACCTTGCCCCCAACCAATACTATTATTTGACGTACCCTGACCCCAATCACTCATAACTTATTCTTTTTCTAACCATTTAGTATAGCAAATTGCTATCGCTTGGTCTTGTTTATATTCCTTACTTATAGAACTTACACACCGTTGCATAAATTCCTTTTGCGTTTCATTACTTTTTGGTCTTGGTATCGGCATCTTGTTTTAACTTTAATAGATATTTTTTTAATTTCTCTATATTCTCCGCTTTTACCTTGTATCTATTTACAGTACCCATCCTCCGAAATTGCTTTGTTTGTCCGGGTATATATCCCCGTTTGAATTACTTGTATATTCTGGAAATTGAGCAGAATTAAAACACATAAAATCAATAAACCTACGAGTATAGTTTTCTGCTACGTTCCTATTTTTTTCAACCAAAAAATCAACCTCATTCTTATCAACGCTTACGCTTGTTTCAGATGTATGTTTGTACACTCCTCCATTTGATACCGTATAGGCTGCATAAGGCATAAATTCCACTAAAGCCCAGTAAATGTGCATCGGCTTAATATAAGTTTCTAAAAGCGTCTTATATTTAAGATTAACAGTTTCGTTAATAGTGTCATTTATTATTAAATCCTGTAATTTTTCATATAAGTCCGTGCCTAGATAGTTTTGAATATGTATATCCTGGGAAACCTCAACAAATTGGATAAACTTGTCATTGTCTACATTACCATTAATAATAGAATATCTCTTAATGTCCTTGGTTGTTATAAAAATTGCTTTCATTATGCTGTATAATTTGGATGGTGTCCGTTGTTCGGCATATCTTTAGGTGCAATCTTTGCCTTTTCATATTGCTCGCCCTTTGGTACATAGCTTTTCGGTATGTTGTCCACTTCATTACTACTAGATAATGCCTTATCTTCTACATAACTTCCATCGGTTTTTTTCTTTAACCTGTACAAGTTTTCGTTCCAAAAATGCCCGCAATTCACGCCGCCTTTAAATTTGAACAGACTATAATTTTGCCCTTTATGCCCGAAGGATTTATTGACGCCCTGAAAACTGGCTTGGTTTATATCTTCTTTACGATACACAACGCCTTTAGCAGTTCTTTGCATCATCGTTTTACAGAATTTACGGCTTTTATCGCTGCTGTATTTTTCTGCATATTCATAACGAACCTTATAAATAGACTTATCCAATGTACTATCACCGCTAGGTTTTGATTTTATAAAGTCCGCTAATTTTGTGAACATATCCTTTTTGGGCTTAATCAATCTATTTGCCCAATTGTCCACATCTTCGGCATCTTCGCTGTACTCCCTACGCTCTACTAATTCCCATTCATCGTCTATGCTTTCCCCTTGTAATACTTCCAACATTACATCGTCATCAAAGCCCTCATTATCCTTAGCCATTTTTACCCCTGTTTCTTCTTCTTGGGTTTCTGAATCCATGCCCTCGGTATCTGTAAATTCTAAAGGCTGTATAGTTTTAAAATATAATTTTAAACTAATATTATTAATGGATAGTATTTCGTTAAATGCTTCGATAAGTTCCATTTGATAACTCTTAATTACTATGTTATCAAAAAATAAAGAACTGTTTTTGATTTCGTCGGCATTGCTACCTAAACCGCCCCCAGTTTCACGAATACCCAATAATAAAGGACTTGTAACTTTATGGCTTATTAATAGCTTATTTCGACATTCATCACTTAGATATTGATAGTGTTGTGGTGCATCGTTCAACGGCATATCTTCTACCGTTGTAGCATTTTCTTTATTACTGTTAAATGCAACTATAACCTTTTCGCCCTTTGTACCTGTTACCTTTCTAAGTACATCGTTTTTTATTTCTATTTGCTTTTCAGAATCTGGGACGCCGTTATTAAAATTAATAACTTTAGTTCCGCTAAACCCGTTTAACGTGTCATTTATTAAATAGTCAGCAATTTCTTCCTCTAAAAGTGCATAGGGTAAAGCCCCAACATAATCCACGGGGGAATAGTAATAGAAACCGCTAACATAAGGTCTTAAAACAAATATTTCGTTACCTTTTTTATTACCATAGCCAAAGGATTTTATATAGGTTAATTTGTCGCTATTTTTATACTCGCTCCAGTTAGGGTGATATATCCAATTTTCAACCTCTCCATCTTCATTCATTTTCTCGGCTCTCAATGTTTCCATCGGAAAATGAGTAACACTTTTAACCTTGCCCTTATCATAGTTAACCTGCATCGCTGCCATGCCGAAGGTCTTTCTATCCGCAATGATACAACGTATATCCTTAGGCTTTAATAAAGATTTCATTTGAGCGTATTGGTTAGGCTTTCTCTTACTGTCCAAAGCATCAAGCCCCTTGCCGTATATCATGTTGACCATACCACCTATAATGGCGTTATTGGTAGTACTACCAACATACCTATCTATTAAATATTGGAAATAATCGTTATTACTGCCATAAGAAACAAAATCCTTATTTTTCTCCTCTATAATCTTAGGACTTGTATATTTCGACAATGTTACAACTTGAATACTATCTGTATATTTTGTACTCATTGGTCGTTGTATGTTCTTTGTATTTATTTTCATTTATGCTGTAATCATTTTGATTAGTACAAAATAGTTTATCTTGAAAAATTATATTGTTTTCGGCATCCAATACTTTAAAAAAGTAAAAATTATCCTGTAAAAAATAATCTTCAGAAGTTGTAAAAGTTAAAGTTTCATAGTATGACTGGCTTGCAAATGAATCAACATCGAATACCGTTGCTACATTGGTGGATTCGTTAACAATAGAAACAGTTAACGGGTCATTTCCTAACCTATTAAAGTAGTTTATATTCTTAATTAAATCAGTAGAATTTACTATTGTCATCAATCCGCTTTTATATTAAACGAAAAACAACATTTTTGTTGTATAAAAAAAGCCCTATAAATCAATATAGGGCTAATGTGGAAATAATAAAAACAAAACAAACAATAAGGTTCTGCTAAATTACGGTAATTTCTGTTCCTAGCAAAGCACTTTCAATAAAAAATGCAGGTTCTTTTTCTTGTGCCGTAATTGTTAACGTGTAACCGTTCAAATCTCCCATAGCTGCACCGCTTCCAGTATTGACCGAAACATCGCAACCATTTTCTAATCCGTACATTTTAAACGAACCATCAAAACCTTCCGTAAATACAATAGGTCTGCCATAACTCATTAACTTTAATTCTTTACGTGTAACAGCATCCTGTTGCTTTAATACAACAGTTCCTGTTCCTGTCCAAAATGATGTGCCATTTTCCTTTGAAACTTCATTGGCTTCGTCGAAATTGTTCGCACCCCTTAATTCATATTTATAAGCATTAGCCGTAATCGTACCAAAACTGCTTATTGTTTCATCAGTTTCTTTTACTGCGTTATCGTAAAGGTCTGAATCAAAATTAATAAAATAAATTGCCTTTAAACCCCCTACGGATTTACAAGGCTCTACTCTTCCTAAACTTATATCACAAGCCATAATTTTTTATATTAAAAAAGGGATAGGTAGACAAACCACCTACCCCTTTATAGTTATTATTAATTTAATTAGTTTGCAGAATTAACGATTCCGTAGGTGATAATGTCCTCTACATTTCCGTATTGAACACCTGCTGTCATTCTCATAACAATTCTTACATTTTGTGATCCGTCAATGTCGGCTAAATCTATGATTTTCACTTCATTCAAATCCGAAAGCAGCGATGTACCAAAGAATAAGTTTGATTTTTCGGCTGCTACTGCTACGTTACTAGCTAATCCATTTGCCATGAACAAAGGTACACCATCAAAAGACAATGAACCGTTATCATACCATTGCGTACCCATTGCATTCGTACCGTTAGCACCTAAACCAGCTGCACCAAATCCACCTAAAGCGCGGATATAAGCCCTTGCAATGTTTTGAGGGATATAAATACTTAAATCTTCCTTACCATAAAGCGCAGAAGGTATAGCATCAACTATCTTTCCTAGTTCGTCTATTACGTTTGATGCATCAACGGTTGTACCAGTTACTTCGTTACCAGTTGGTAAAGCTGCATCGGCTGCCAATAATGTAGCAAATCCGTTATACTCTCCACTTGTAGCGGCTACACCTGTCCAAATGTTCTGCTCGTTCTTTTGCGCTACTTTTGCAACTACATGAGCGATCAGGTAATCTTGGAATGTTTTAGGCAATACATCGAATGCGCTATAACCCATAGATACGGCTTCCCAATCATCCCTAAAGTCTTTTTTGCAAAGTTGCAAGTTAACTTGTAATTCCTTTGGTTCGAGTATTCGTTCTACGCTTGTAATAGTTGAGGTAGCCGTAAAATCGCAGCTACCATCCTTTAAAAGGTCATCGGTAGATAGTTTTTTTACTACTTCTTTATACTTTACGTTCGGTCTTACTTCTAAACCTCCGTTTTCGATTGTGTTCGAAGATAATAATGCAGCTGATATATATTTCCCTGCAAATTCTCCTGCATAAGTTGTTGTGATATTTGTACTTGTAGCCATTTTTTTTCTTAGTTAAATAATTTGTTAAAAACTCTGTCTCTAGTTGTTTGTTGTCTTTTTTTAGAAAAATTTTGTTTCTCTCTTTCTGGTTTCGATTCTGGATTGTGCTTAATAGGTTTTACTTCTTCGGATAGTTCTACCTCTTTAACTTCTTCAACCTCTTTTTGCGCTTTCAATTCAGTAATCTCATTTCTTAGCTTTTCGATTTCACTAAAAAACAATTCCTTTGATATACTTTCAACTACCTTTTTAGGTGCTGCTGGCTCGGCTGCCATTTCAGGCTCCTCTACTGGTGCGGCTTCTTCTTCTGCTGGTGCGGCTTCTTTGATTTCAGCTATAACGCCTTCCTCTGAAATTATTAATTGTTTGCCATCCTCCATAGTATATTCACCTACTGGTAGCGGGATTCGTTCTTCTTCCGAAACTATAAAGATGTCTTGTCCAGGTTCGAATGCATCGGCTTCTAATATAGTGCCGTTATCCAATTTTGCCTGCTCCAATGATACCTCCAAGCCCAAAAGTGTCTTAACTTTGTTTAGGGTCTTTAATGAGTTCATATATTAATATTTATGTATTAAACGAAATAACTTTAATCTGTTGTATTTTCGTCCCCTTGGTTCACCAATGTACCTATCCCTTGCGCCCAATAGTATGGTGTATCTTCACAGTCGCATTTTTCAATCGTGTACGTATTTAAACACTTGCAATATTTAGCTTTCATTTAAAATCCTTTTAAGTTCCTTTAACAATTCCTCGGCTTCGTCAACTTCTTTTTTATCGGAGAAAATACCCTCAATGCTTAGACCTAAGTACTTTCCTTCTTTAACGTCCTTCCATACCTCATCATTATCAACCGCCATAATAACAGCCCATGCACCTTTGACCGCGTTTAACCCGTATAAATTTGATTTGTCATTCTTTGGGTCCTCAACTATCCAACTTTCCACAACG